TGTTCTTGCGATTCTGCAACAATCTTTACTGCTTCTTCTAATTCGGCTTCTCTAGTCAGCATAACTTTAAGAAGTTTTGCTGTTTCAGATTTCTCATTTAGATGACTTGCAGCGTATTCGCTTGCGAAGCTTTCAAAAATTCTGCGACCAAAGTCATTTCTACGAGCTGATTCAATGTCTTCCTTGAGCTGAGTCATTTCAGAACGTAGTCCGTTCTGCACTGTTTCTGCTACTTTTGTGGAAGCTGCTGTGATAAAATCTTTCTTGAGACTGTCAAACTTAGCTCTGCTTTCGCGTACTAATTTTACTTTAGTTTCGGCTAGGTCTTTCTTGTCTGTGTGGAATTCTGCGATTTCTTTCGCCAGTGCATCCACGATAAAGGATTCTAATTTAGCTACATTGCCTGCAACTGTTTTGCGATCTTCGTGTAATTCTGCCAATTCTTTGTTAAGATTATTAAAGATGAATGATTCCATTGCTTTGGAATCGTCTTTCATTTTCTTAGCATACTTGGCACGGGCTTCGATAAGTCCTTGGCGATCTTCTGCCAATTCACCTAACTCTGCCTGTAGGCGATCTGTTAGCATGGCTTCTACAGCCTCTACCATTGCGCCTTTGTCATGCTCATACTTCTGAGCAAATTCTTCACGTAGTTCAGCAGTTACTTGATCACGGCTTTCTTGAATTCTGCTTTCCCAAGCTGATTCAATTTCCGATTTGATTTCTTCGGAAATCACATTGTTTTCAAACAATTGTTTTACGATGTCTAGCATGTGATTCTCCTACTGTTATTTGAGGCCTGAAATGATTTTTTTCAGACTCTCTGCTAAGTACTTCTGTGCCTTTGGGTCGCCTTGGACTTCCTGTGCGATCTGATATGCCTTGTAACCGCCTGTGTTATTGATTAAATGTTCGTATACTGGTGTTGGATAAGCGCCTGGAGCACTTGGCTGTGCCACGATGTCTACAGTGATAATTTCAAAACCCTGTACTTTTCCACCGCTGTCTACTTCGCCGGATCCTCTGGAGCTAACACCCAGTTTAACTCCCGACTCCAGCATGGTCTGAATTAACTGACCCATTGGAGTTGGAAGTATTTTTAGTTTTCCGTAGCCGTTAGGACCATCCATCCACATCTTGGTTATCATGTGACTCACACGATCAAGATTGATTTTTAAATCCTGAGGATGATCAACTTCTCCAAGAACGGAGTAGCCACCAGCGATCTGTTCATTGAGCGTTTTGACAGCCCTGCCAATTTCTTCAGAAGAGTAAACACGCTGATTTGCATTACGGATGTCTCCTTGAATGCAAATGCCGTTTAGATGCAGCGACTTTTTACCGTCGCTGCCTTCGTCGCGCTCCAAGACAATCTTAGCCTGGTCAAAACTCAAATGTTCTGATAGAGTAGTTTTCACCATTAAGTCCTATTATCTACGACCACGGAAAAGGCTTTGCTTGTTGTCTGGTGATTCTTTTGCACCAGCTTTTTCAGCACCATGTCCAGGTTCTTTCTTAGAGAACGCATTACCTGCTTTGCCGCCTGGGACATTGATGTTGCCAGCATTATCTTCGGTTGGCTTGCCTTTTAGCAATCCTGAACCTTTTAATTCACCTGTTTCTGAACCAGGAGCACCATTCTTGCCGCTTAGAATGTTGGCAGTTGTACCGCCCATGTCATTCTTGCCAGCTACAATAGACTTGTTGTTTACGCCGTCGTCACCCATTTTAGCTGGTGCAACTTTCTCGACGTATTCACGAACAGTTGCTAGGTCCATGCTGTCTTTCATTTTTTCGTCGCCCATGTCGCCCATGTCATCATCGCCCATGTCGCCCATGTCATCTCCGCCTTTGAGTTCATCAAATTTGGCTTGTAGTTCGTCTACAATGCTATCTAGGTCTTGGAATAGTTCTTCTTCAGACTTTTCACCTTCTTCGTCATCCATTTCTGCATCGATGTCGCCTTCTAGCTCGTCAGTTGGATCACCGCCCATTGCGGGCATTTCGTCATCGCCTTCAATAGCAATGTCTTCAAATTCTTCGTCGACTTTGTCTTCTTCTGCATCGTCGTCTTTTGCAGCTTCGTCTACTTCTTCATCTTCTTCGTCTTTTTCTTCTTCTTCAGCAATTTCGCTGTCAATTAAAGATTCATAGATTTCACGAGATTTTGTTACCACATATTCGTGGAACAGTTCTTCTGCTTTAACTTGATCATCATTGACCAAATGCTCAAGCATCTGTTGTAGTAATTTATTGTCGGCCATGGTATTCTCCTCAAATGGTATGGGCTGTTGTTTATTTAACACGAAGATTACAAACCGGTGTTAAATGGTAGTTTTTTGATTGATTTGATCTGAATATATAGTATCAGGAAAACTTCTACTAAATTCATCGTAGGTGATATGACTGAGATTGGTCAGAGCAGGTCCTAGTCTGTCCGGTATAAATGCTCCAGGTTCTATGACTCTAAAAAAATGTGTGTGACGGAATTCTTTGATTACTTTTTCAGTTTGACTCAGCCAATTGCCATGATAAGTTGCTGCATCTGTTGATTTTTTATAGTTGAATGTGTCTGCGTAAATGTTGTTGAATTTACCGTTCAGCCCTTGATAGTCAAATCCAAAAATGTAGATGCTTTTATGTTCTTGGGTGGCTGCAAACCATAGTGCTGTGGGTCCTGAACTCCAGCCTTTGTGCGGACTGAAAAAATTTACACCATGTTTGGTTTGTATGCCTTTATTGGGATTAGTCCAAACTTGATGTTTTTTGTTATAGCCAGACTCGATGATTTCGTTGACCATTTTCACATCTACAGCTATTAAATAGTGAGGTTCAAACTCACGATACTGTGCATTACAGCCGTAGGTCACACCTTTGTTTATTAGAGATCGCAGGTTCAAGCACTGTCGACTGGTGCCGTTGCCTATAACAAACGCGGGGTTATTGTGCAGATGCTGCTTCTTCGCCAACTGGAGTTCCATACATTTGTCTTATAAAGTCCAGTTCAGATTGTGATTCTAATTGATGTGCTTCGCTTTGAAGCCTCAGTTGATTGATTTGTCGCAGCGTAAGACGTATCTTTCTGGTGTCTTTTTTGTCAATGATGCTGCGATCTCTGCTGGATTCATATCTACGATCTTGAGCAAAGTCGTTGTTTTTTTCGTTGAAATAAAAGAATTCGTTAAGAAGCATAATGTATTTATTACTGAACTGGTGCTTCTGGTGCTGCTTCTGCCCCGGCATCTGCGCCTGGCTCTGCGGCAGCTGCCATATCTAAAGGTGCTTCTGCTTCTTGAGTTCCAACATCTGCAGCCATGCCTCCTGGTGTTACACCTATGCCTCTCAACTGACTCTGTGCATCGGCAGGTGCTTTGATATTAGAACCGTTTTCCTCACGCCACAGTTTTTCATTTTCTTTGATCTCATCTTCAGTCATGCCTAAGAATCGTTTCATGGCAAAACGCTTGCTGAGATGCGGAATCTGTACCACCTGTGAAAATGTAGCTGCTCTAGCTGTGTCTAATTCACTTTGACGATAAGCAGCAAAATTCTGCGGCTGATTGAATTTAAGTTCAAACAGTCCACTATCAATGTTTACACCTTGATCATTAAGCCACAGCTTGAATTCAAGATCAAATGTTTCTACTATAATACTCTGTAGACGTTTGCAGTATTCGTTAAATCTCAATTCTTGTATGTAAGCTGTGCCTACTTTGCCGTCTGATACAGTGTTGGCTTGCTCGTCGATAGCTGTGGGCAAATAGCTAGCAGGGATGCGAAGAGCCCTAAACAGTTTGTTAGTAAAATAACGTAAATCTGTAATTTCGCCAAGATTTGTACCTCCAGGCAATGTTTCTACTTTTGATCCACGACCTTCGGCGGTCTGTGGGAAGAAGTAGTCTTCGTTTACACTTAGTGGATTATAACTAGCGTCTATGACATTTGCTCCGCCACCCGTTGATGAAGGAATACGTCGTTGTTGAATTTCATTTTTAACACGTTCAACAAAGCTCATAGCCATGTGTGCCGGCATATTTCCAACGTCTACATAGAAAATTCGTCTTTCTGGAGCACGTTGTATACGATAGATAATAATAGCATCTTCAAGCAATTCTTTCTGCTTGTAGACTTTGAACACTGATTCTAATAGACTATTACCAAAAGGATAGTTATTATCTAGTCCTTCTGACAATGAAATATGAATAACATGTTTGGCATCCACTGTTATTTCATTGGTCTGATTACTGAATCTTGTGCCTACTGAACGTGCTGCATCACCTGCAAAGCCGCGGGCAAAACCACCACCTGTCTGATATGAACTAGTACCACTTGGAGCTGTGTTTGTGGTATTTTGTGGTGTGGTAGCTATGAATTCTTTGAAGTTGAAGTTGATATCACGGATCACATACTGCTCGGGAATCTTGCCTTCTGATTCGTTAACAATTATCTTAGTGACTTTAGAAGCATCCACAAACAACCATTTTTTGGTTTCTGGATCACGAATAAAAAAGCAGTCTCCGTATTTGAATGCGTTGCGTAGTATGCGGAAGATTCTGGTTTCAAAGCTGTTCTGTTTGCACCACTTCTGTAGGCTGTCTTTGAGTATCTTGACTTCAGTGGCAGTGGGCTCACCACGGAAAAATGTATGAAACGGTGTGGCGTTTTCTTTGTCTTTTTGTGTACAGAATTCTGTGAGTATGTCCAAAGCAGCATTGACTTCCGAGTCCATGTCCATGGTATCATACTGCATGTATCGTTCTACACGATTGGGACTACCTGCGTAAACATCTGGTAGATAGCTGGAATAATTAGCACGAGCAGGACCTGGACGGCCGCGACCACTGATTGGACTCATAGAGCCGCTGGTGTTATCTATGTTAACAGGGGTAAAGTATTTTTTCCAGCTCATGCTTTGTATAGATTCTTGTTAAGGCCTTTTGTAGCCATTACATTTTCATAAGTGTTTGTAGTGGTCTGCGCCTGCAGTTTTATTAATTGTGCCATCTTAGTATTTAACTCCGCGAGCAGTGTAGAAGGTGATTCTTGAGATTTTTTATCTTGTTCTTGTTTTTCTTTAGCTGCCGCTTCTTCTTTAGCTTTGGCTTCTGCATCTGTTTTGGCTTTGGCATCTGCTTCTTGTTTTTTCTTTTCGGCATCTGCTTCAAGAGCTTTTTTGCCTGCGTCAGTTTGTGTGGTAGGTTGAGGTTTAGCTGATGCTGGGACCGCTGGTTTATCTGTAGGAGCTGTGGTAGGTTGAGGTTTAGCTGGTGCTGGGACTGCCGCTTTTTCCTTAGCTTCTGCATCGGCTTTTTCGTTGCCAGACTTTTCAAAATCTTTAATTATTTGTTGTTTTTCTGCTTCTTTTTGAGCCTTTTCTGCTTTAGTAAGTGCTTCTAATTTCTTTTCGGCTGCTTCAACTTTTTCAATAGCTGCTTTCTTTTCAGCTGTGGTTTTGGCTTCTGTTAGTTCTTTGTTAGCAGCATCTTTTTCTTTGCCAATTTCCTGTTTTTTAATTCCAATTTCTACAGCGCCGCCTTGCTTACCGCTGAACTGTTTCAACAGTTCTTCTGGTCCTGCACTGTAGTCTAATAATTTTTCTTGAGCCTTTACCGCAGCTTCTTTGGCTTCTGCTTCTTTTTTTGCTCCGGTTGTGAGTCTATCATGGGTAAGTTTCTTTTCTTTAAATTGAGCTTCGTCTTTTTTCAAACCGGTTATCTGTGCTTTAGTCAGTTCGTCATTGTTGGTTTTACGCAATGCTCTTTCTTCAGCTCGATCTTTTTTACGCTGATCGGATTGTTCTTTACGTTCGGCATATTCTTTTTCACTGATACCTGCTAGGCCTTTAGTTAATTTTCCTATAGCAAATAAAATTTGATCCATTAAATCATCAAAGAATGATCCCACATCTTGAATAATATCCATAAATTTTGCCAAGCCATTAATCACGTCCTTGACAACCGTCCACATACCACCAAGTATAGCTACCACTGCTTTGATAATTGGAGTGAACATAAAATCGAACACTTTAATTAGCACTCCTACAGCCGTACCTAGCACTTGGAACGCTTCTCCTACAAATGCACCTACTTTAATTAATATCTCACCGAACCCTCCTGTGCTTTCTGAAACTCCAAATATGTTGCTCATTAATTCTTTCAAAGGTTGAATGATCTGCATCACGCCATTATACAATCCGTCAAAGGCCAATATAGCTCCCCTAACTAAACCGCCTAGAACCGGAAACACAGCATTCATAATACCGTCAATGAATTCGACTGTACCGCCTAACCCCGAAGCACCAAATTTTTCACTGAGGTAATCTATCACAGGAGCCAACAATAGACTCATGCCTTCCCATATCTTCATGGCCACCGACACTACAAGGTTAAAAGCAGGTACCAAATATTTTTCTGCGAGATTAGCCACTGTGCCAAACGCACTGATTAGGTAGTCTAATATGCCACTGTTAGCCAACAGCATCTTGAATTTGTTACCTACTTCTGCGATTGCAGCCTGGAACTGCTGCATCTTTTGATTCATCTTGTCTGTTTCAGCAGCTGCTTTTTTCTGTTCTTCTGTGGCTTCTAGTAGAGAATCTTTGTTTAGAGACTGAGTAGCAGCTAAAGAATTTGTCAATCCTGCTAGCTCAGAATTGGCTGCTGCTGCAGATTTGATATTTTGAAGATTTTTTCCACCTTCAGACTTCATCATGTTGTTAAGAGCGTTGCGTTCTTCCAAGGTCACTGCCTCGCCACGCTGCATCTTTTGATTCATTCTCTGCAGCATAGCTGCGCTTTGAGGCATCATTGCCATGAGCTTTTGATTTTCTTCTGTGGTTGCTGTGCCAGTGGCCATGATGTCTTTGGCAAAATTTTTCAGTCCAGTATCTTGCAATCCATCAGTTACCGACATGAAACTGTTTCTTACACCTTCACCTAACCCTTGCATAGATGCTTGAAACTGTGCATCTTTAGCCATCGCTTCTCTTGATTTTTCTATATCGGCTCTTGATTGTCCAGTGACTTTTGCTAATAGATCCATCTCTTTAAGATAACTTTTTGCACCTTGTGCCAATTCTGCATTGGACTTCTTACCTTGCAGACCTTGAGCCTTCATCAATGCACCGTAACTAGCTAATCCTTGATTGATATCTTGTGTGCTGAATCCCAACGCATATAATTCACTGCTGGTACTACGTAGTTGTTTTGACACTCGAGCAAAATTACTTGCACCACCTTCTGTAGTGGTTCCAAAAGCAGTCATAGCATTACTGTTCTTCTGAATCATAGATCCAAACTCTGCCATAGACATACCTGCTTGAGAAGCAGCTGTGGCAAAATTACTAATACTGCCTCCAAATGTAGCACCGGTCTGTGACACAGCTACAAACGATTTAGTTACGTCATCAGCTGCACCTGCTACTGCACTAAACAGCTTGCCGAATATCGGAATACTGCTGAACATTTGTGCTGCACCAGTAGCACTTCCGTCCAATCTTGACAATGATTCTACTGCTCCTGTCACAGTATCACTAAATTTTACATAGGCGCCAGCTGTCTGTATAGCAGTATCTTTAAGTTTGCCTATGCCAACCACAGCCATACCGGCCATGAATCCTACACCTTTAAAAGATTTACTGACCGCAGCAGAAGCAAGTCCTAACGCACCGCCACCTCCTGCTCCGCCGCCACCTGCTCCGCCGCCACCTGCTCTACTACCTGCTGCGCCACCACCTGCTGCGCCACCACCTGCTGCGCCACCACGGCCACCACCGCTACTCATTACAGCAAGTATGGCCTTGAGCGTGGCTTCGGAAGCTGCATTTTGAGCTTCAACTTGGCCAATTCCTGGGATGTCGATCATTACTGCCATGGCTTATTTTTTCCTGGATAAATGCGCATATAAATACACTTGCGTATTATATATTTACCGGAGATAAAATGGACCAAATTCCTAATTACAGTCAGCCAAAAAAGAACCCGCTGGCCAGCTTTTATAGACAGCCAAAGATCTATGTCAAACTACCAAGCAAGGGCGAGTTCTATCCACCTGGCAGTTTGGATGTCAGTGCCAACGGAGAATATCCTGTTTATGCAATGACTGCCAAAGATGAACTACTGTTTAAAACTCCGGATGCCTTGTTAAGCGGACAAAGCACTGTGGAATTGATCAAGAGCTGTATTCCAGCGATAACCAATCCCTGGGCTATGCCAAACATAGATCTAGACTTTGCTCTGATAGCCATACGCATTGCTACCTACGGAGACAAGATGGAAGTGGGGTGTAACTGTCCTCATTGTGAAGCTGAAAACAGCTACGACATCGATCTCACTGCTTGGTTTGGTGTGTTCAACAATTTCCAATACGAAAAAGACATACCAATAGATCAACTAACAGTGCATGTGCGTCCGTATACCTACAAAGAAGTCACAAAAACTGCAATCCAAACCATGGAGCAGCAGAGAATATTCCAGATCATCAATGATGACACCCTCACAGACGAAGTCAAACTAGAAAGATTTGGCGCTAGTTTTATCAAGCTCACAGAACTCACAGTGGATATCATTGCAGACTGTATCACTGCCATAGATGCACCAGAAGGCACTGTTACTGATCAAGCTATGATCAAAGAGTTTATTGCAAACTGTGCCAAAGATGTATTTGAAAAAATACAGAACCATGTGATACAGATGAAAGACAACATTCAGTTTGAAGCACAAAACGTTACCTGTGGAGAATGTAATAAGTCATTTAGCTTGCCTATTACAATGGATCAGGCAAATTTTTTCGCCGTAAAATCTTAACGCTGTCCTTGCCGGAGATTTTACGAGAATCTGATCGCTTAGACAAAGAAGGCAAGGATCTCAAAAAAGAATGCATGAAACTGTGTTGGTACATGCGTGGACTAAGTTTTGCTGAAGTCATGCACATGAGCTGGGACGAGCGAGAAATAATTGCAGAGATTGTTAAAGAAAATCTCGAAACTACAAGAAAAACAGGACTGCCTTTCTTTTAAAGTGTGTTTCTATAAGACTTTAGATTATATAAGTCTTGGCTGTCAAGAGGTCTACCTTGCAGAACTCTGTCAACAGTAGCACCTACTTCATCATCGCTGATATCTCCACGATAGGTTCTTAATTTTTGTAGACTTGCGGTGCTTAATGGTTTTTCGGACATCGCTTGATCAATCAATGTCTTAAGTTCGTTGTTATCGGTGGGTGCTGTATTAGTTTTAGATGGTTCAGTACCGGCAGGTTCAAACCATCTCGATGGCGATAACAGTTTGTCCATTTTATCTTTGCCAATGTCATACTGTTTCTTAACGTCTGTGCCATCCAGCCATTTACTAGGACTTAAGAATTTGTCCATCTTGGACTTGCCTTTCTCATAGGCCGCTGGTCCAACTTCTACTACAATGTCACGTATTTTCATTTTCTAAATACGCTGATTGTGCCTTGTGATAGTCCAGTTTCAAACATCTTCTGCTTGTGCATTTCCACACGTTGAGCCAATGCTTCTGATAGCGCATTTCCGTAATTAACCTTGCTGGCATTTTGCTGTTGTAATGTGTTGACCATATTACCCATTACCCTGTTGCCTGTGGATTTAGCTGCGGCTGCTGCTTGACGCTTTTCACGTTTGGCAATAGCACCTGGTGTTTGACTAACTTGACCTGCTACCTTGCCACCTGTTTTCTTAGGTGGAGGTTGATTAGGATTATCAGCGGCCGCTGTGTTCGTAGCACTGACTGGCGCATTAGCCATAGTATTTGCAGGTGCTGCCGGTGCAGGTGCTGCCGGTGCAGGTGCTGCTGCTCCGCCTGCTGCTTTTTCTACATCTGCAGTTGGCATCTTAGCTGCAGGACTTGCATCATATGCTGCTCTTTCAGCATCTGACGCAAATGGTTTACCAGTATCTGGATTAAATCCTGATCCAGTACCGCCAGCTGCTGGGCTGGCGCCTGGTTTTGCTGCTGCTCCTGCTGCTGGTTTAGGTGCAGGTGCCGCTACTGATTTTTGTAACAATTGCAAAATTCTTTGCTTGCCTTTTTTGTCTAATTTGTCTACGTTAGCTTTAACCTGTGCATACACAGTTTGATTAGCTTTTTCTTGTGACTGAGCTTGCTGCTTGTCTACAACTGCTGTAGTTTTTGCTAACGCCTGTCCTGCAGCACCCGTCTGCGGTTTAGCTGGTGCTGTTCCTGCAGGACCTTGTGCATTGATATCTTGTGCTGAAGGTGGTGTTGTACTACTTGCTGCTGGTTCTGCTGCCGGTGCTGCTGCTGCCGGTGCTCCACCTGTTGGTGCTGCTGCCGGTGCTCCGCCGGTTGGTGCTGCTCCGCCTCCATCATATCCAGGCTGACCTTTGTTAGGATCTGGATCATCGCCTACAAATGCTTTGCCAGACTGGTAACCTTTCTTCATAGCACGGCCTGCTCCTACCACTCCACCTGCTACTGCTCCTACACCTTTGGCAAGGCCGCCTGCAACTTTGCCAATTCCTCTGCCCACAGCGCCTAACGCTGATCCAATCGGGCCTTCGTCTAGCTGTTCGAGCTGTGATTCAGTTAAAATTTCGTTAATTCTCATATCAAGCGGTTCCTAGTTGTTTGGTAAGATAATCGATCATGCGTTTTCTATCTTTAGTATTTAACTGCGCAATTGCCTTTTTAACTTCTGCATATCCGCCACTTGCTGCTTGAGCTGATTGAGCTACTGGTACTGCGGAAATTTTTAAATCTGTAAAAACTTTATCAACTACTGGTGCTTCGATACCACCGTAGTTTAATAAAAATTGTTTGAATTCTTCGCTGTCAGTAGGTGATCCTTCCAGTTTCCAAGCTGCCAACAGTTTAGCAGATGTAACTTTTTCAGTGGCTTGTTTGCCAACCCAGGCAGCACCTTTAGCAACTGCTCCAGCACCGGCTTTGAGCTTGTCCATAAAACCAGCTTCTGTAAGCACACGATCAATGATCATGTAGACTTGTCCTTCACTAAGTGGACGAGTTTGCACATAAAAACTTTCTTTCTTTTCCGATCCAGTTGAAGCAGCCACTGCACCTTGAGCACCAGCCTGCAGTCCTTCTTTAGCGGTATTAATAAACTGTAGTAGACTGTCATTGTCTTTGGCTGCTTTCCATGCACCGTCTACCATGCTCTGCATGTCTGCCATGTAGTCTTTGCTTCGAACGATGTTAGCGACCATTTTTAGTTGATCAAATCCTTCAACTGCTCCATCACCTCCACCTTTAACTAAATTCATTGCAGCACGGATAGCACTGGCTTCTTCGGGCTTAACTAATGCATTAAATCCTTGTGTGGTCTGAGTCCATTCCATGCCAGGAGCTCGTAGTGTTTTAGTAGCATCCCAACTGATATTTTCTAAACCGGCATCTTCTGAGCCAAACGGTATAGATTGCTCACGGAATCCTGCCATCCAGTCGCCTAGCATTTCAAATGCCTTGCCAGATAGATAACCTAGTGCAGCAGTTTTAACACCTTTACCAACTGCTGTGCTGAGTTTTTCACCTTTGATCAATTCAGCTGCGCCACGTAACACTTGACCAGCGATAGCACCACCAACTGGGCCGCCTGCAAGTGAGGCAAGAGCAGTTAGTACACCAATAATTGCTGCGCTCTTGCCTGGATTCTCTTTCATCCAGATACCAAGCTCGGAAATACCGTCTAGTAGTTTTGAATCTGGAAACTTTTTATTGATGTCGTTTTTAAGTTTTTCAAACTTTTCATCAGCCATCTTAACAGGAGCGGTATTCTGCAGCCATTTACCAACATTGTTGATCACTTCATTGGCTTTTTTAGCTACATCGACTCCTGCTCCTACAGCCGTACGATTAGCACCGCCTGCTACTGCTTGCTTTTCTAATTCACCAAACACCTGTTTGATTTGATCAGCTGTTAGTGTAGCTTCAATTAGAGGCACGAATTCTTTGTAAATGCCTTCTACAATACGCCGTTGTTCAAGAGTTAGCCCGTCACATGATTCTCTAAGTATTTTCTTAGAGACTTGTCTATGTTGTTCGACTAATAAAGTGTGGTCTGATAGTGTTATTAGTCTCATTAAAAATCCTTAAGTTTCTTTTCTCTTTCAGCTTCACCATCCTTATTTGTTTTGTCAACTAATGCTTTAGGAGTAATAGAACCATAACTAACTCCATCAATCCTTCCAGTAGTTGGATTTAATTTTGGAGGCATTATTGAAATGACTACATCTTGTACGGACCATTCCATTGACCCTACTTCGCCTTTATTTGGCCCAGCTACATATCTGTTTTCTTTAGAAGGCTTTCCAAACTTTTTAGAAATAATATCTTGAAAATCCATTACATTACCAATACCAGGAGCAGTCATAATATCTACTAATACACCTTGTTTAAATTCTGCAGTCATTTTTATACCGGCAACATCAAATACATATCTATTCCCAAGTTTTTCTGAGGATATTTTTCTAAAATCGTCCTCAGACATTCCAAATTTAATAGTTCCATTTTTTAAAGAAAATTTAGATAACCCATCAGTTGGCTCTTCTACTCCAGCATTCTTTTTAACAGCATCTAATTCGTCAGGTGCTGCTTTCTTAATTTCAGGTTTTGGCTCATCAACTTTAACTGTTTTAGGTAAGACCTCAGGTGCTGCTTTTTTAGGTTCGTCTTTTTTGATTTCCGGTTTTACATCTTGTTTTGGTTCAGCTGCTTTAGATTTAACTTCAGGCGCAGCATCTACTTTTTGAACTGCTTGTTTAACCACAGCTGGTTTGATTTCACCAGTGTCTACTTTGGCTTGCACATATCTCACTACCTGAGAATCTTTGATTTTACTTGCATTATCTACTTTAAAATGCTGAGCCATAGCATTACCACTAACGCCTAAAGCACCTAAGGTAATAGCACCCGTGGCTAATCCTTTTTTAATTTTACTCCAATCCAACTCAGTCAGAACTTCTTCATTAAGTTGTGATTCAATTAGAATTTCATTTATACGCATGAATGATCCATTGTTTGATTGTTTATTTATTGTAAAAACGAGCTTACGCTCGTTTGCGTTTTCGCTTGTCGCTCAACGCGATTGTCTTCTTTTTTAATTGATGTGCATTGTAATTGCGAAGCAATTCAAGTATTATGCAGATTGTTCAGTCACACTTTGCCCAGGCCGGGCAATTC